CGGATCTACATCCCGCTGGCCGAGAACGTCGAGACCGACAACGACGTCGCGAAGGTGATCGGCCTCGAGGCGACGAAGAAGCTCGCCGCGATCTGGGGCGGCCGATACGGACGGCCGTCGATCCCGTTCGCGAGCCGTCATTACCGCGACCTGGTCAAGAGCGAGATCCAGCGCGACAGCGCGGCCATGACCGTGCCCGAGCTCGCGCGCAAGTACCAGACCACCGAGCGCAACATCTACCGTTATCTTGGCGAGAGCGGCAAGGTGCCCGAGGCGAAGCAGGCGGGGTTGTTTTAACCCGTCAAACGACGAACCCCCCCGCTCCGGCGGGGTTTTTTTGTTCCCGTTGACCTTGCATCGCGCCCGGCGTACCCTCCGCGCGCCAGTCTCGCCCTCAGGGTTTCCCGAAGGCTGACGCTCGTCAGCCTTCCCGCTCGGTCCGAACCTCGCGCATATTCGCGGGCGTGTTTTCCTCCCGAAAAATCGACGACCTCGCCACGCCGGCGAAGATCCGCGCGCTCAAGTTCCTGGGCGAATGCCGGGCGCATGGCATCGACATCCTCGTCACCTGCACGCGGCGCGACGCCGAGGCGCAGAACGATCTGTACCGCCAGGGCCGCACGCGAGAGGAGCTCGACGCCGCCGGCCTGACGCACGTCGCGCCCAAGCCCGGCCGGAGGCTGACCAACGCGGTCGGCGGCGATTCCTTCCACCAGTACGGCGTCGCCCTCGACGTCGTGCCGCTGCGCCACGGCAAGCCCGTGTGGGGCACGCTCGGCGACGGCATCGATGACGATCCGGGCGACGACGACACCGACGACCTGGAACTGTGGCAGCGCGTCGGCGAGATCGGCGAGGCCTGCGGCCTGGAATGGGCCGGGCGCTGGAAAGGTCGCCTGCGCGAGATGGCGCACTTCCAGTACACCGGCGGGCTGAAGCTCGCCGACTTCAAAGCCGGTGCGCAGCTGCTGGAGAAAGCCGCGTGAAGGCGCTCCTCCTCGCCGCGATGGTCGCCATTTGCGATTGCTGCGGCGGCCCCGCCCGTGCGCAAGACACGGCGAAGCCGCCCGAGGTCGTCCAGCCCGGCCCGGAGACCGAGCAGCCGCAGGCCGACTACTACGTCCTCACGCCCGAGCAGCTCGCCCAGGTCAACGCGATGTTCGCGCGCCTGCGCGAGATCGTCGACGCGCAGAGAAAAGAGATCGAGGACCTGCGCGAGAAGAACAAGCCCATCGGGAATTGCGGCTGACATGGCCCCGGTCAACATCCTCTACGCCTTGTCGCGGTTCGTTCCCTCGCTCTTGCGCTGGGCGGGCCACGAGAACGGCGCAGAGGTCGCCGAGAAGGCGGTTCAGGTGGCGAAGATCATCACCGGCAAGGACACCATCGAGGAGCAGATCGAGTCGCTCAAGGCAAATCCGGAGCTCGCGGTCCAGTACCAAAAAACCATGAACGACATGGTGATCGCGCAGCTCGACGCGGAAACCAAGCAGCTCGCCGAGATCAACGCGACCATGCGCGCCGAGTACGCGTCGAACGACAACTACACCAAGCGCTGGCGCCCGACGATGGGTTACGCGCTCACTTTTGTCTGGTCGGTCCAGATGACGGCGCTTACCTGGGTGATCGTCATGAAGACCGAGCAGGCGGCCGCGGTCCTCACTGCGATGGCGGGGCTCACGTTCATGTGGGGCATTGCGCTGTCGGTGCTCGGCGTCGCGGTGGCGAAGCGCAGCGAAGACAAGCAGCTCGCGGCGGGCTTTTCGCCGGTCGGGATCCTGGGCGCGGTCGCGAAGGCATTCGTCAGGAAGTAGATGGACCTGCACGACCAGGCCACCGAGGCCGAGGAGCTTCATCGCGATGCGGCTCTGAGGCGCCAGGCGGAGAGAGCGCCGGCGGCCCCGGAAGACTGGGAGGCGAGATCGGCGAAGTGGTGCACGGATGCATCGTGCCGGCAACGCATACCGGAGGAGCGGCGCCGGGCGATCCCCGGCGTCGAGTTTTGCGTGGAGTGCCAGCAGAGACGTGAACAACAAGAAAGGCGGCGAAGATAAATATGGAACTGATCGTGACGATCATGGCGGTGGGGTTGGCGATCATTGTGGCGATCGTCGGCGGTTACTGGGCGATCGGCAAGCTCGTGCTCGCGCAGTTCGACAAACGGCTGGACGAGCGCTTCGCCGCGATCGAGCGCGCGCGCGATGAGGGCCGCAAGATCTGGGAGGACCGCTTCACACGATACGAACAGGAGCAGCGTCAGCTCGAGCGCCAGTTCCTCAAGCTCACCGCGGATCTGCCGACCAATTACGTGCGCCGCGAGGACCACATCCGCTTCGAGACCATGATCACCGCGAGGCTCGACGCCGTATACGCGGAGATCCGGCTCGTCGGCGAGAGGCAGCTGCACCCAAGAGTGGAGGGAATAGTGAGATGAGCATCGACATCGACAGGAACCGCCGCGAGCTGGTGCGCTGGTACGTGCTCGTGGCGATCAACAGCGGGCGGCCGGAAGTCGTCGCGGAGAGCCTCATCCTCTCGGCGATCCAGAGCGTGCCGATCCAGTGCACCGCGCTCGAGCTGCGCCGCGAGCTCGACTACCTCGAGGAACGCGGCCTGGTCGAGCTCGATCGGCACGAGGGCGCGCCCTGGGCGGCGAAGCTCACGCGCCACGGCGTCGACGTCGTCGAGTATACGAAGGACGTCGAGCCCGGCATCGCGCGGCCGAAGAAGTACTGGTGACCCGGTGGGAAAGCGTCCCAAGATCACCACCTATCCGCCCGAGCTGCGCCAATGGCTGGATGCGGAGCTCGTCCGCCGCGGCTTTGCGGACTACGTGCAGCTCGCCATCGACCTGATCAAACAAAGCGAGCAGCTCGGGAAGCCCGTCGAAGCAAGCAAGTCCGGACTCCAGCGTTACGGCGCGAACCTGGAGCGCAAGCTCGAGGCGATCAAGGCGAGCACCCACGCCGCCGGCATGATCGCCGAGGCCGCGCCCGACGACGCGGACCTGCGCTCGGCCGCCGTCATCAGCATGATCCAGACCGACACCTTCGAGACGATGGTGAAATTGCGCGAGGCCGATCAGGAAGACGATCCGGCCCGGCGCATGAAGCTCCTCTCCTCCGCCGCGGCGAACATCGCCAAGCTCTCGCGCGCGAGCGTCAACCAGAAAAAGCACGAGCTCGAGATCCGCTCGAAGGTGAAGTCGGCGGCCGACGCGGCGATGCGGATCGCCAAGAAGGGCGGGATCTCGAAGAGCGGCGCGGACGAGCTGTTCCGCGTGATCACCGGTATCGCATCAACCTAAAGGAGAACATCGTGGCACCGACACCGAGCATCGGAAGAACGGTTCTTTTTCGCCAGACAAAAACCGAGGACCCGCACGGTTGCTGGCATCCGGCTGTCATCACCCGAGTGTGGCAGCCCAATAGTCTCAACCTAACAGTTTTTCTCGATGGCGCTGCGCCGGTCTTCCGAAGCTCGGTGCTGCGCCAGGACGTCGCGAATAGCGAAGACTGCTGCTGGATCTGGCCCCCGCGCGTCGAGTGAAAATTGCTGCCAAATCCTCTCGGGCCGCGGCGCCGCCGCGCTCGCCGCTCCTCGCCTATCAGCAGGCGTGGGTCGCCGACCGTGCCGACGTGGCGCTGTGGGAAAAGTCGCGGCGCATCGGCGCGTCCTGGTGCGACGCCTCCGATAGCGTGCTCACCGCCTCGCAGGCCGAGGGCATGGACGCGCTCTACATCGGCTACAGCGAGGACATGACGCGCGAGTATCTCGAGGACTGCGCGGCCTGGGCGCGTGCCTTCCAGCTCGCCGCGGGCGACATGCACGAAGTCCTCTACGAAGATGAGAAAAACTCCATCAAGGCCTTCCGCATCGACTTCAGCTCCGGGCACAAGGTTCTCGGCCTATCGTCGCGCCCGCGCTCGATTCGCGGCAAGCAGGGCAAGGTCACCATCGACGAGGCCGCGTTCCACGACGATCTGCCCGGCCTCGTCAAGGCCGCGATGGCGATGCTGATCTGGGGCGGGCGCGTGCGGATCCTGTCTTCGCACAACGGCGAGGACAACCCGTTCAACCTGCTGCTGAAGGAGGTGCGCGCGGGGAAGCTGCCCTATTCCGTCCACTCCACCAATTTCACGCAGGCGCTCGATGCGGGCCTCTACGAACGCGTCAAGCTCATGCTCGGCGACCGGCTCAAACAAAAGACGCGCGAGGAATGGGAGGCCGCGATCCGCGCGCGATACGGCGAGGACGCGGCGGAGGAGCTCGACTGCATCCCGCGCCAGGGGTCGGGCGTTTACATCCCGCGCACGCTGGTGGAGCGCGCGCAGGTAGAGGGTGTGCCGGTGCTGAAACTCTCCAAGCCCGAGGGCTATGAGCTGAACGATCGGCGGCTGGCGGAGACGTTCCGCTGGATCGCCGAAGTGCTGAAGCCCGCGGTGGACTCGATGCCGCTCAAGCGCTCGGTATTCGGCCAGGATTTCGGCCGTGACGGCGATCTCTCTTACGTGTCGGTCCTGCAGGATGAGGGCGGCGGCACCTGGCGCGAGGGCCTGGCGATCGAGCTCCGCAGGATCCCCTTCGACGTGCAGCACACCATCATCGAGTGGCTGCTCGCCGAGCTGCCGCTCTTCCACCACGCCAAGTTCGACGCGCGCGGCAACGGCCAGGCGCACGCGGAAGCGCTGCTCCAGCAGTTCGGCCCGGCGCGCGTCGAGTGCGTGATGGCCTCGCCCACCTGGTACGGGGCGAACTTCCCGCCCTACAAGGCGGCGCTCGAGGACCGGTCGGTCGGCATCGCCCAGGGCGAGGACGTCATCGCCGACCACCGCCGCGTGATCTTGAAAAACGGCTACCCGGCGATGGACGCCGGGCGCGACAAGGGCTCCGACGGCGGCTACCGCCACGGCGACGGCGCGATCGCGCGCGTGCTCGCATGGGCGGCCGCCAGGGCCGAGGGCGAGCCGCCGGCCGGCACGGCGGTCGAGCAGCGCGCGGACATGTACCTGCCCGAGCGCATGCAAGGCCGGCGCCGCACGAACATTTTCCGCAAGGCCGCTTAACGTGCCATTTAAAGATCGCGCCATCGGCCTTCTCAACGCGGTGCTGCCAGAGGATTGGCGGGTGAATTTCCGCGAGGCCTTCGGCACCGGCGCCGATCCGGACGAGGACCAGTGGCGCCGGCTCTCCGGCGACTCGAACCGCGATCTCGCGCCGATGACACAGTCGCGCATGCAGCGGACCGCGCATTACCTGTGGGAAGCGAATCTCCTCGCCAACCGCCTGATCGAGCTGCCGGTCGCGTTCCTGCTCGCCGAAGGCGTGCAGCTCAAGGTCGCCGACGCGGACAACCAGAAGATCCTGGATCGCTTCTGGACCGACCCGATCAACGACATGGACCTGAAGCTGCCGAAGAAGACGCGCGAGCTCGCGATCTTCGGCGAACAATGCTATCCCGCCTTCGTGAACGACCAGGACGGCGCGGTGCGCATCGGCTACCTGGATCCGGCGCTGATCGCCACCGTGGTGATGGACCCCGACAATCCCGAGCAGCCGATCGGCGTCGTCACCGTGAAAGATCGCAAGGGCAACGCGCGCAGGTATCGCACGATCATCAACGGCGACGAAGACGTCTTCACGCAGCGCACGCAAGACATCCGCGCGAGCTTCGACGCGGGCGAGGCGTTCTATTTCCGCGTGAACGATCTCTCCTCGGGCACGCGCGGCCGCTCCGATCTGCTCGCGCAGGCCGATTGGCTGGACGCCTACGACGAGTTCATGTTCGGCGAGCTGGAACGCTACAAGCACCTGCGCGCGTTCCTGTGGGACCTGTCGCTCAAGAACGCGAACGAAGACAAGGTCAAGGACCGCGCGGCGAAAGTCGCGATGCCGAAATCGGGCGGCGTGTACGTCCACAACGACTCGGAGATACTCGAGCCGAAGACCCCGGACCTGAAGGCGGTGGACACGGCCGAAGGCGCGCGGCTTTTCCGCAACCACGTGCTCGGCGGGGCGAGCATGCCCGAGCATTGGTTCGGCGGCGGCGGCGATGTGAACCGTGCGGTAGGCGCCGAGATGAGCGCACCGACCTTCAAGATCTATTCGATGCGCCAGCGGTTCCTGAAGCACATGCTCGAATCGATCGGCCGCTACGTGCTGCTGAAGGCCGCGAAAGGCGCGATCGATTTCTCCGACCCGAAGAACAAGGTCGAGGCCATCTTCCCCGAGCTCGCCGCGGCCGACACGAGCAAGTACGCGGCGGCGCTGCAGCAGGTGGTCGCCGGCTGCGTGCAGGCGATCGCTCAGGGGCTGCTTTCCAAGGCGACTTGCGTCGCCCTCATCAACGCGATCGCCGGGCGCCTGGGCGTGGAGATCGACGCCGAGGAAGAGCTGGCGAAAGCTGCGGACGAGGCTGCGACCCGGGCGCAGGCGGACGTCTTCACCACGCCGCCAGGAGACGGCGCGGTCGGCGGCGCGCCGGCGAAGCCGACCGACGCCGTAATGAAGGAGGCGATGGAGATCCTCGCCGACTGGCGCGCCGGGCTCGACCGGCGGCTCGACGCGATCGCGCAAGCGGGCGCGAGCGGCGCGAACGTCACCGAGCTGATCGCCGAGCAGTCGAAGAACACCACGCGCCTGGTCGAGGCGCTGGGCGGCGCGGTCACCCGCCACGAGCTCGAGCTCACCCTTAAGCACGGCAAGACGAAGAAGACGGTGTCGCTGCCCGACGGGCGCAAGTTCGGGCTCGCCGAGGAGGATGCGTGACGATCCTCATCCAGAACAACGCCGAGGGCGACGCGCTCGAGTACTTCGTCAACCGCGCGGCGCCGCAGAACCTGGTGCTGCGCTTGTTCGAGAACAACGTGACGCCGGCGGAGACCGACACCGCGGCGAGCTACACCGAGGCGACCTTCACCGGATATGCGTCGGTGACCCTGGTGGGCGCGACCTGGGGCGCGCCTTCGGAGGGTGCCCCCTCCTCGATCGCCTACGCGCAGCAAACCTTCACGTCGACCGCGGTACAGAACAAGAACGTCTACGGCTACTACTACACGCGGCTCGCCTCGGGCCGCATCGCGGGCGCCGAGCGCGACCCGGCTGCGCCTTTCAACATCCTCAATGTCGGCGACCAGTACAAGGTGACGCCGCAGCTCACGGCGGATTGAGGGGACAACGATGATCCGCAGAGGCATGTGGTGCGTGACGGAGAAGGGCAAGGTCGGCATCGCCAACGCGATCGCGCCCGACGGCACGGTCGAGTTCCACCAGGTGGACGAGCGGGGCTTGACCGAGCTGATCTACCCGGTCGACGGCGCGACGCTCGTCCAGGCGCGGCTGCGCGAGATCCCGAAGGCGCGGCAGCATTTAGGCAAGAGGCAATTCGGGAAACTGGGGTATGCCTGATGGCGCTGCGCAACGTTGATACTCCGGACAACGCGCCAGGCGCTGGGTTTGCGCCGATGCTGTCGAAGCAGTCCCGATCGGTAGAAGGCTCGAACTCTCTTATCCAGATCCTCGACCAGTGGCAGGACATCGAGGATTCGATTTATCTAAGTCTGCCGCCGGTCTCGATCACGCTGCCTGTGTTGTCGGTTTCGATTGGCTGGAGGCCGGCAATCTCCTACAAGGTGCCGACCGGGAAAATATTCATCCCGGACTGGCTCTACGCCTCATCAGGCGGGGCGCTCAACTTTCATGCGCGCGTGGCTCGCCGTTACCGGCTATGGTCATTCGCAGGGGCAACAATCGCCGCGCCGGCAACGCCTGGCGCCCCCTCGGCGCAGGCAAACCAGGCGATCAACATGCCAACCGGCGCGGTGAGCTACAAACTGACCGGCATCAACAACGTGGGTGAGACAACGCCATCGGCTGCGAGCGCGAACGTGACGACTGGTGCCGCTACTTCGGCCATCGACTTCACCTTCGCTACGCCCACCGGTGCGCGTCGAGTTGGCATATACAGGACCGCAAGCGGGAACGGAACGGCAGGCCCTTGGGGATATCTGCACGAGATCGACGCCGCGCATCCCTCGCCGTATCGGGACGTGCATCCGGATGTGGACATAGATTTTGCTCGCACGCCTCCTGGAGCCAACGGCACGGCGGGCAACACGCAGGGCGACATAGCGCCCAATCCGGTTTCTGAGGTTGTGTTCGGAGTGCAGGATGTGGCGCTCGCCGCCTCGCCGACCCGCTTCGTATATGTGAGCGAGGATGGTCTGTCAGAAGGGTTGACGGCGAACATGGCCATCACCTTGACCGTGAACAGCCAGACCAAGGTTTCGCTGAAGCGGCAGGAATTAGGCGGTTCAGGCGCGTTCGATGCGATCGCTGCCTCGGCCTTCAATCTACGCGGCTGCGACGTGAACAGCGGTTTGACGAAAATTACCACGGTGCTCGGCAACCCGGCGACTGGGCAGTACAACATCTACGGCTACCACCCAGTATTGCCGGCGCTTTATGCTGGCGGCGCGATCGCGGGGACGGGCCTTAACACGCGCTACAACGCCTTCAAGATGCCGGTGGTGTTCCCGGCCGGATCGGATGTAATCGTCCAGTTGGTTCATCCGCAAGGCATCGCGGCAGCCGCGGCGACATACGAGGTTTGTCTGGCCGGGCGGCTGATCACAATTTAATTAAACGGAGGTTTTCGTGAAAAAGTTCTTTTCGGCATTGTTTCTCATCGTCTTTGCATTCACCGCGCATGCGGCCGGCCCGTACACCGCTGGCGCGCTGACCAACCCGGCGATCAATGCGATCCTCGCCGACAGCGGCCCGACCCAGCTCAGCGGAAAGAACCCGGCACTTGTCGTGTGCAGTACCGTGGCTGCTGTCGTTGTTCTTGAGCGTCGTGACGCTGCGAATGCCGTGAATCTTTACTCGCAGGTGTTCGCGGTTCCGGCAAGCTCGTGCTTCATGTATACGTACCCGCAATCGTTCGATGCTGCCGAGAACGAGCGATTCAGAATCAGGCTGAACGCGGCCATCACGGGGTCAATCCAGGCGACGCTGTTCGACTGAGCCAGTCGCCCCTCATGGGCGGTCTTACTACACTTTTCAACCAGGGCGGGGCGCAGACTCGCTCGATCGTCGGCTCCGGCGGGATCGTATTTTCCGGCGCCGCGGCGATCGCGCGCACGCGCGTCATCGCCGGCTCCGGAGGCCTCGCCTTCGGCGGCACCGGGGCGATCGCCCATGTCCGCGCGATTGCCGCTTCGGGCGGATTGCTCTTCGGCGGCGCCGCCGGGTTCGCCGGCAGCCATCAGCACGCGATCGTCGGCTCCGGCGGCATCGTCTTCGGCGGCGCCGCGGCGATCGAGCATTTCAGCGCGGCCGCCGGCGCGGTGGTCGGCGGCCCCTGGCGCAGGCTCGCCGGCGAATACACGCAGCCGCGCCGGCGCGGGCCCGCGTTCATTCCGCTGCCGCCGCTCGAGCTGCCGGCGCCGTGGACCGCGAAAGTCATCCGGCTGCCGGATGTGCGCGTCACGGTCGAGGGCGATTCGCCGTACCGCGAGCGGATCCTGGGCGAGCTCGTCGCGCCGCTCGAGCCCAAGCGCAGGCCGAAGGCCATCAGCGACGACGAGGCGATCGCGCTGCTCCTCGCCGCATGACAGAAGACGAACGCGACCGCGCGTTCCGCCGCGCGCGCCTGCAGGCGATCACCGGCCGCACCGCGCTCCTGCGCGGGACGCGCGACGAGATCGTGCGGCTGCTGCGCCAGGCGCTCGGCGATATCAACGTGATTCTCGCCGGCCAGCCGACCGACTATCAGAGCTGGATCCTGCCGCAGATCGCGCGCGAGATCCGGCGCGCGCTCGGGGAGTTCGGCGATGCGGCCGCGGGCGAGATCTCCTCGGCCGCGGCCCGAGCCTGGGATCTCGGCCAGGACCTCGTCGACAAACCGCTCGCGGCGGCCGAGGTGCGCATCGCGGGCGCCTTGCCGCACATTGACACGCGCCAGCTCTCCGCCATGCGCGCCTTCATGACCGACCGCATCCGTGACATCGGGCTCGCCGCGGCGAACCGGATCAACTCGGAGCTTGGGCTGGTAGTGATCGGCGCGCAGTCGCCCTCGGATGCGATCGGCAAGGTGCGCGCGATCCTGGGCGAGGCCTCGCGCACCCGGGCGACGACGATCGTGCGCACCGAGCTCGGCCGGGTTTTTTCCGTCGCCTCCTTCGAGCGGCTCAAGCAGGCGGCGGCGCGCGTGCCGGGATTGAAAAAGCAGTGGCGCAAATCGGGCAAGCTGCATCCGCGCTTCTTCCACGAGCTCGCCGACGGCCAGGTGCGCGACGTGGGCGAGCCGTTCCATCTCGGCAACGGGGCGAAGCTCATGTTCCCGCACGACCCGGCCGCTTCGGCCGGGGAGACGATCAACTGCGGCTGCATCGCGATTCCCTTCAAGTCGGACTGGAAAGTCGCCCAGCCCGGCCGCGCGCCCGGCGGCCGGCTGGAGGGCGGCGTGCCGA